ACAAGCACCCCAATCTAGTGGGCCAAGACACGATAGTTTCTGTGCAAGGTCAGCAGGATGGACTGGGGAACGGGGCAAAGCAGCAAGAGCAAGGTGGAAATGTTAATGAAACCAGGACTATACGCAAATATTCATGCTAAACGGGCTAGGATTAAAGCCGGTTCAGGCGAAAAGATGGCTAAAAAGGGCGCAGAAGGCAGACCTAGCGCACAAGACTTTAAAGACGCTGCTAAGACTGCCAAGCCTACTCGTAAAGAAATGATTGCTTCTAAGATGAAGGATATGTAATGAAACATATGAGCCGAAGCTACAAGAAAGAAGATGCCATGCTTAGACCTGAGCATGAGTCTACGCTTGAGAAACAGCAAAAAGAGCGTATGAAACCTAAACCACAAGAATTAGCAGTAGGTGGTAAAGGTGACATCCTCAATAGAAAGACCAATGAGCGCATGAAGCGTAAGGTAGCGTTACTTGCCGCGATGAACAAGATACATGACGCCGATATAGCGTGATAGAATAAAAGCATTACTATTCAAATACTTGGATATATATGCAAATCAAAGATGTTGCTGTAGATAAGTTAATCCCTTACGCAAAGAACAGCAGAACCCATAGCCCTGAACAAGTAGGGCAAATTGCCGCCAGCATTAAAGAATTTGGGTTTAGAAACCCTATATTGGTAGACGGGGTCGGCATTATTGCTGGGCATGGCAGATTAATGGCCGCCCAAAAACTAGGGTTAGACAAAGTTCCCACAATTGATTGCTCAGATATGACTGAAAGCCAAAAGAAGGCTTACATCATTGCTGACAATAAGCTGGCATTAAACGCAGGGTGGGACACGGCCATGCTATCAATTGAAATGAAAGACCTAGAAGATGAAGGCTTTGACCTTGCATTGTTAGGGTTTGACGATAAAGAACTAAACGCATTGCTTGAGCCTGAAGTAACTGAAGGGCTAACAGACGAAGATGCTGTGCCTGATATTCCAAAAGAGCCTACAACTAAACTAGGCGACATATATATCCTTGGAAATCATAGGCTTATGTGCGGGGATAGCACAATGTTGCATGATGTTGAAAAGCTGATGGTTGGCGTTTATCCTGATTTAATACATACAGACCCCCCATACGGCATGAACGCTGTAAGCAAATCATCGGTATTAAAGGCAAATTACGGCACAGACATTATGGGTGACGATAACCCTGATGTGGCTAAAGATGCATTTAATTTGATAAACGGCTTATATCCTGATGCCAAACAGATATGGTGGGGTGCAAATTATTACTGTTCCGTATTGCCTGACAGCGAATGTTGGCTGGTATGGGATAAAAACAATGGTCAATCAGACCAAACTGATTGTGAACTTGCATGGGCAAACTTCAGAAGTGTTGTTCGTCAATTTACCCAAGCATCAGAAAAGACTAATCGGGTACACCCAACCCAAAAACCTGTATCTTTGATGGAATGGATTATCAAACGATTCAATCTGTCATCCAAGACAATTGCCGATTATTTTGGTGGGTCAGGGTCAACCCTCATTGCGGCTGAAAAGAATGGGTTACAGGCATTTATTATGGAATTTGACCCTAAATTTTGCGATGTAATTGTTAAGCGTTGGGAAGATTTTACTGGAAAACAAGCTATTTTAGCGGAGTTATAAAAATGGCTGAAAAAGGTAGACCCCCACATAAACCGACAAAAGACACCCAAGAGCAGGTTAAACGCCTTTCTGCGTTGGGTTGCCCACATGAGGACATAGCAACACGGTTAAAGATTAGTGCCGATACCTTGGTCAAGTATTACAAGGATGAGTTAGACGAAGGGCGTATAGACGCCAATGCTGCCATTGCAGGCACATTGTTTAGCCAAGCCAAGAAGGGTAATACCGCTGCGGCTATCTTTTGGTTAAAGACAAGGGCTAGATGGAAAGAAACCCAAGTAAATGAGGTAACTGGCGCTGATGGTGGCGATTTAAAAATATCTTGGGCAGATGAGTAGGGTAATTAAGCTCAAATACCGCCCTAGAAGCGTTTTTGAGGACTTTCACAAGCGTACACAGCGTTGGGCTATTGTTGTGGCACACAGGCGTTGTGGCAAGACCGTAGCGTGTATTAATGACTTAATCGTCAAGGCATCGCTAGAAGGCAAAAAAGACGGTAGATATGCCTATGTTGCCCCGTATTACAGCCAGGCTAAAAACATTGCTTGGGACTACTTAATGCGATTTGCCGAGCCTGTATTGGCTAAGGCTAACCAATCTGAGCTATGGGTAGAACTTATTAATGGCAGCCGTATAAGGCTATTTGGTGCTGATAATCCTGATGCGCTTAGGGGTTTATACCTAGATGGCATTGTTTTAGACGAATATGCCGATATGCGACCAAGAATATGGGGCGAAATCATACGACCTTTACTAGCTGACCGCATTGGTTGGGCTGTATTTATTGGTACGCCTAAAGGCCACAATGCTTTTTGGGACTTATACAACAACGCAAGCAAAGATGACCGTTGGTATGTTAGAACCCTTAGAGCAAGCCAAACGGGGTTGTTACTAGACGCTGAATTAGTTGATGCTGCTAAATCTATGTCACAAGACCAATATTTACAAGAGTTTGAGTGCGACTTTGAATCAGCCATACTTGGGGCGTATTACGGCAAAGAGATGCGGCAGCTTACCGACCAAGGCAGAATTACCGAAGTTAAGCATGACCCTATGTTTAAAGTGCATACGGCATGGGATTTGGGGTATTCAGACGATACCGCTATATGGTTCTTTCAGGTTATACATGGGGAAATCAGGCTATTGGACTACCATTATTCCAATGGGCAACCAGTCGCTTTCTATGCCGGCATAGTGGAATCAAGGGAAATGGAACGGGGTTATGAATATGGCTATCACTACCTGCCCCATGATGCTAGAGCCAAGACTTTAGCTTCTAATCGCTCAGTAATCGAGCAGCTAGGCGATAAGCTACCCGTCAAAACCCTACGCATAGTTCCAAATTTGGGACTGCAAGATGGTATTCAAGCAAGCCGTTTAGCCTTGACTAGAGCTTGGTTTGACCATAAATGCGAGGATGGCATTGAATGTTTGCGTCAATACCAACGGGAATATGACGAGGACAAGAAGGTATTTAGAGATAAGCCAAGGCACGATTGGACAAGTCACGGTGCGGATGCTTGGCGGTATTTGTCTATCGTATGGAAAGATGAAGCCAAGATTGTCACCAAGGATGAACCAATTAAAGGACTGTTTATTGGCAAGACCGATGTAACAATTAATGATATGTGGAAAGAAACTAAGACAAAAATGAACCAAAGGTATTAACTTTAGGTAAAATAAGACAACATTTCGCCAAAATCTTCAACATTAGGGCAACATTATGGCAAACGATAAAGCTACGGTTAATCACACATACGAGGATTGGTACAAAACAATCGGTGGATATGAGCGTCAATACAAGCGTTGGGAAGCTAGAGCAGACCGAATCGTTAAGAAATACAAAGACGATAGCCGCTATGACCGTAACCCTAATGCTCGCTTTAATATCCTTTGGTCAAATGTACAGACGATTCAACCAGCTATCTTTGCCCGACTGCCTAGACCCGATGTAAGCCGTAGATTCCGTGATAACGACCCGATTGGTCGTGTAGCGTCAATGATGCTAGAACGGGCTTTAGAGTTTGAGATTGAGCATTATGGTGACTATAAGTCTGCAATGAACAACGCAGTCCTAGACCGTCTTTTGGGTGGTCGTGGTGTATCTTGGGTGCGTTACGAGCCACACTTTGCAGTCGATGAAGTAGGCGAACCCGATGATGGATTCCAAGTAACCGAAGATTCAGACGAAGCAGAAACGCCTGAAGGCATGGAGAATGAGAATCCTGAGCGTATTGAGTATGAGTGCGCCCCTGTAGACTATGTGCATTGGAAAGAGTTTGGACACTCGCCAGGTGCTAGAACATGGGAAGAAGTAACTTGCGTATGGCGTAAGGTTTATATGTCACGCTCTGCACTTGTTGAGCGTTTTGGTGAGGAAATGGGTTACAAAATCCCATTGGACACCAAGCCTTCTGACGATAAGAACTCCTACAAACCGATGGATGGCAATTACGAAGCTGTCATTTATGAAATTTGGGACAAAGAAACAGGTAAAGTTTTATGGCTTTCCAAGTCCTTGGGCAAGATTATTGACGAGCGTGATGACCCATTGCAACTTGAGTGCTTCTTCCCTTGCCCTAAACCCCTGTATTCAACACTCACAACGGATTCATTAGAGCCAATCCCTGACTTTGTAATCTACCAAGACCAAGCTAGGGAATTAGACACTTTATGTGACCGTATTGATGGCCTGATTAATGCCCTTAGAGTGCGTGGCGTATACGATGCGAGTGCTAGTGAATTGCAGCGTTTATTCTCTGAAGGTGAAAACAACACCCTGATTCCTGTAGATAACTGGATGGCTTTTGCTGAGAAGCAAGGCATGAAAGGGGCGATTGACCTTGTAGACATTACCCCATTTGCACAGGCTTTAGCCCAATGCTATACCGCAATGGAGCAAGTAAAGGGTCAAATCTACGAATTGATGGGTATTGCCGATATTCAGCGCGGTCAATCTAACCCCAATGAAACCCTTGGCGCACAGATTATTAAGTCTAACAACGCAAGTGGTCGATTAAAAACCATGCAACACGCAGTCGTAGACTTTGCAACTACCCTGTTAAGCATTAAAGCGCAGATTATTTGCAATCACTTTACCGATGAAACTTTGGTACAGATTAGTGGAGCAATGCAGTTAAGCCCACAAGACCAGCAGCTTATTCCCCAAGCCATTGCATTGTTGCGTAACGAATCGTCTAAGAACTTCCGTATTGAAGTAACTAGCGATTCCATGATTTATCAAGATGAGCAGCAAGAAAAGCAAGACCGAATCGCTTTCCTGTCATCTGTAGGTACATTCTTACAAACCGCTATGCCTGCCGTACAAGGCGCACCTGAATTAGCCCCATTATTGATGGAAATGCTCAAGTTTGGTGTAACTGCGTTTAAAGCCGGTAAACAGTTGGAAGGCATTATTGACCAAACAGCCGATGAAATCCGCACTCAAGCAGAACAAAGCAAAGGTCAGCCTAAGCCACCTTCACCTGAGATGCAGAAGCTACAAATGCAAGCGCAGCTAGAACAAGCCAAGATGCAGAATACTGCTCAATTAGAGCAATTAAAGATGCAGAACGCTATGCAGGTAGAGAAAGCCAAACAAGAGTACCAAGCTCAAGAGAATCAATTAAAGTTCCAACTTGAAGAACAACGCAATATGATGGACAGAGAGATGGAAGTTAAGGTAGCTCAGATGAAGATGATGACTGAGCGCAATACCCAAGTCTTGTTAGCCCATATTAACAACGGGGCAAAGATTGAAGTTGCCCGTATTGGTTCAGATGAATCCGATGGCGCAATGGCTTACATGACCGAAATGGACATGGCTAAGTCGATGGAATCCCCAATGCAACCGATTGCAGACGCTATTGGACAAGGAAATATGCAGATGGCACAGGCAATTTCAGCCTTGGTAGACACAATCAATGCTCAGCACAGTAGACCTAAAACGGTAATTAGAGGTCAAGACGGAAAGATTATTGGCGTACAGTAATGATTACACAAAAATTTCTTTTAGAGCATTTTGATTACAAGGATGGGCATTTGTATTGGAAAGCAATGCCTTATAAGCGTAATGACTTAATTGGGACAGAAGCTGGTACATTTGACGGTGACCGCAGGCAAATTACTATTAGCAAAAAACATTACAAAACACATCGTCTTGTATATTGTATGTTTCATGGATATATGCCGAACGAAGTAGACCATATTGATGGAAACCCATTAAACAATAAAATTTCAAATTTAAGACCAGCCACAAGGTCAGAACAACTTTGCAATACTGGATTAAGAAAAACCAGCAAAAGTGGTGTTAAAGGTGTTAGCTGGGATTCAGGTAGAAATAAATGGACTGTAGTTGTTACAAAAAATAAACAAACCATGTTTAGAGATAGATTTGATGATTTAGAGCTTGCACAGCTTGTAGCCATTGAAGCTAGAGATAAATATCATGGTTCTTTTACGAGGCATAAATAATGGCTATAACAGTCAAACATACTAAGGTTTCGCTAATACCTGACGGTGATGACACATCTGTAGTTAGACCAAGTGATTGGAACGCTGACCATACTTTAGTTGGCCTTGGTACGATGGCAGAGCAAAATGCCAATGCCGTAGCTATTACTGGCGGTACGATTAGCGGTGTAACAATCCCTGCATCCAACATTACCGGCACTCTTGGAGTTCCTAATGGCGGTACGGGTGCTACCACTCTGACAGGTTATGTAAAAGGTACTGGTACTGCCCCTTTAACCGCATCGGCAACCATTCCGAACACGGACATTACGGGTTTAGGCACAGCTTCTACTAGAGATGCAGGTGCAGCATTAGGCGTTGCTACCCTAGATGCTGGGGGTAAAGTGCCTGTTTCTGAACTCCCTGCCGCAGTATTGGGCGCACTTAGCTATCAAGGAACATGGGATGCAGCAACTAATACCCCTACTCTTACTTCTTCTGTTGGCACTAAAGGTTATTACTATGTGGTCAATGTTGCTGGTAATACTAACCTTAACGGGATTACTGATTGGCTTGTGGGCGATTGGGCAGTATATAACG